AATATACACAGGAAATTTTGAAATGAAAGGTGTTAAGCATTACAGAAAAGATGGTACGGAGCATAAGGGTTCTAGTCACAAGATGCCTGACGGCAGCCTGCACAGCAATAAGACTCACACGAAGACCAGCGTGAAGCTGTACCACTTTAAAGACTTGTCCGCTAAAGCGAAGGCTAGGAAGTAATGGCTACTCCTAGAAAAGGTAAAGCTAAGGTTAAGGTCACTGCTAGTGGCAAGAAAGTCAGCTATGGGCAGGCAGGTAAAGCGAAGGGTGGTGGGCCTCGCGTGAGGGCTGGTACAGCGAAGGGAGACAGCTATTGCGCCCGTAGCTTAGGCATTAAACAAGGCCTCTCTAAAGACAAGCAGAACGATCCTAACACCCCTAATAACCTATCGCGCAAGAGATGGAAATGCTCAGGCGCTAAGTCGAGGAAGTAACTATGTACCCCAGCAAACCTACTAAGAAATCTGCTAAACCTAAGCTGCCAAAGAGAGGCGCGAGAGCCGCAGCAAATCGAAAGGTTAAGAACAAATGAGCAAGCCAAATCACAGAGAAACACTCTATGGCAAGGGTGATATGGACAGGCCTAAGGATGACGAGAAGTGGTCTACAGGTTGGGATGCAATTAATTGGGACGCTCCTGCAAAGGATGAGTCGGAGATCAAAGATGAAGATTGAATTACAGCGGTATGCCTATGACTCTCGCGGGACTATGGGGGTCATGACGGTCGAAGGAGAGCGCTTTTATACGATAGAGCGGCCTTGGTTGGATAATGCGCCGAACGTCTCCTGTATTCCTGAAGGAACTTATCAGATGGGCTGGAGAGACTCCCCGAAATTTGGAGAGACTTGGCATGTTAAGGATGTCCCTGACCGAACGCATATCTTAATCCATGTTGCGAACTTTCCCGTGAATGTACATGGCTGTATTGGCTTGGGTGTGACCCCGATGGGTAATGTAATTGGCGTAAAAAGTTCGAAGGTTGCTGTTTCTAAGTTTGAGCAGCTAACTAAAGGTAAGGACTGGGAGCTAAATATATCATTTGCAATGCATGCGGGCTTGTAAGGCCTGACGCTGACTTTAGTAATGCCAACCGCCAGTGCAACACCTGCCGAAAAATGAGCGGTGATATTCGGGCTAATGCCTCAGTAGATGGATTCTTGCGGATGCGCTTAGTGTCCATGAAACAGCGCCACAAGACAAAGAAGTTTGAAGGTGTACTTATAAGGGTAGAGGAGTTGCAGGCCTTATACGACGAACAGAGGGGTATATGCGCGATAACAGGCCTTCCAATGCATACAACTACGTCCGAGTCTGACCTTTCGCTGAGTCCCGACAGAATTGATAACACGCTAGGGTATACCAAGGCTAATGTTCGCCTCGTTTGTGCCAGAGCCAACCTCATGATGAGTACCCTAGACGATGCACATTTCGTCTGGTGGTGCCGAGCAGTGGTGAATAACATTGGAAATTGAAGAAGTAGGGCGCAAGCTCAAGGGTAACTTCCCTTTATATGCTAAAAACGTCCTGAAAATCGTCACTAAAGAGGGTGAATCCGTCCCTTTTGTTCTAAATGCAGCCCAAATATACGTCCACAATCAGCTCGAAAGGCAGCTAAAAGAGCAGGGAAACATCCGAATGTTGTGCCTAAAAGCCCGACAAACAGGTATTTCTACGTATGCACAGGGCCGTAATTTCTGGAAAGTCACCCAGAACCGCAACGCCAATGCATTCGTACTGTCCCACCTCGCTGAATCCACTAACGCAATTTTTAACATGGTGAAATATTTTTATGACAATGTCCCGCATCCGGCGTTTAAACCTCCGCTCTCTTCTCAGTCAGCGTCAACGCTCGTATTTGATGAAATCAACTCGCGGTACAGAGTGGGTACAGCCCGTTCAACCCAGACAGGCCGAGGACAAACAAACCGATTTGTCCACGGATCAGAAGTTGCCTTCTACCCCCAAGGCTCCGACATAGTCGCAGGCCTATTGCAGACGGTCGGTGGAAAAAATTCCGAAGTAATTCTCGAAAGCACAGCAAATGGTGCGGGCGGCTGGTTCTACGATCAGGTAATGAAAAGCGTCCGTGGTGAAACCGAGTGGATCACCTGTTTCATCCCGTGGTTCTGGATGCCCGACTACCGAAGAAAACCGTCTCCATACTTTGAAGCGACTCCCGAAGAGTATGAGTTAGCAAAACGATACGGGCTTGACGATAGCCAGTTGTGTTTTCGCCGCGCAAAATTAGATGAGCTAGGTGGCACCGATCTGTTTCAGCAAGAATATCCCAGCAACATTATGGAGAGCTTCCTGACATCGGGACGATGCTTTGTTGAGGACATTCACCTTACGACTGCTGAGAATGATTGTTACACCGCAGACTTTGTTGGCGATATGCTTGGCGGTAATATTTCTGCGCGAACCTATGGTAATTATAGAGAGTGGTATCCACCGCTGGCACAGACAAGCTACACCATCGGAGTCGATGTCGCAGAAGGATTGTCCTATGGCGATTATTCCTGCGCTCAAGTTTTAGATTCCGAAGGGAGGCAGGTTGCCTGCTGGCATGGACATATAGATCCGTGGGACTGGGGAAATATTGTCGCTCAAATTGGGCAGCGATATAACAATGCGTATGTTGTTGTTGAGAGAAATAACCACGGACTAACAACCCTTCGCCGGATGATGGAATTAAGTTATCCAAGCCTCTTTGTCGAGCATTCTGTTGATGGTGCATACAGCGATAAAATGACAAAGCGGGGCGGCTTTTTAACAACATCTAAAACTAAACCATTGATCATCGATAACCTTGCTTCACTGTTACGACAAGGACAAAGTGGTATTAGTGACATGGAGTTAGTGAATGAGTTGCGTACATACATAATAGATGATAAAGGGGCTTTCAATTCTCAGTCAGGATGCTATGATGACCGAGTGATGGCGTATGCTATCGCCCTGCACGGACTTGCTTCTATGCCTAGACCAAGGCATCGAACAATACAAAAGCGCTATAACGCGCTCGACCCCGTTGCAGGCTATTAATGATATCTGAAAACATTAAAGAGAAACCCGAACAAGCTTCAGACGGTGTGCAAGATCAAAGCATGCAAAGTCTGGGCGCTCGTCTGTCCGGCACATTTCAAGAATATAAAGACGCTCGTAAAGAAACTGAAAACGAGTGGCTTAAAGATTTGCGCCAGTATCAAGGTATCTATGAGCCTGACATTCTTGCCCGACTAAATGAGTCTGGTGCGAGATCCAAAGTGTTCGTAGGCCTGACCCGCACAAAAGTCATGGCAGCGTATAGCCGAATCATTGACCTGCTATTTCAGCATGGCGATTCGTTCTTCTCAGCCAACGCAACACCAATCCCCGAATTAGATCCAATGCAAGCAATGCAGATGCGCCAGCAAGCGACCCAGCAGGTCATGGCCGCGTCTCAACAGCTCGATCCCAACATGAATCAAGACCTAGTCATGGCGCGGATGAAAGAACTCGAATCAGAGTTAAAGAAGGCCGAAAAAAGAGTTGCCGATGACGCTGCTGAATCAATGACACTAGATATTCTAGATCAATTGATTGAAGCAAACGCAGAGCAAAAACTTAAAGAAAGTATTTTAGAAGCCTGTATTTTTGGTTCGGGTGCTTGCAAGGCGGGAACTGTACGCATTGACAAGAAGCAATCATATGGAAAGATGATTGACCCTGAAACTGGTGAGGAAGGGTACGCTTTGTCTATCATCGAACAGGCTGTGCCTGAAGTTGAAAGCGTATCCATCTTTGACCTATATCCAGATCCTTACTGTTCGTCTTTAGCGGACTGTGATGGACTCTTTCGGAGACATGTTTTAACGCGCAGACAGTTTCGTGAGCTTGCCGATTTACCGCAGTTCGACGGCCCGATGGTCAAGTATCTTTTAAAGACTAATCGTGCAGGCAACCATGTCGAAGAAGATCACGAACGTACTCGCAGACGTATCGCTGGGATTAACGAGCATTCTGAATCTAACCGATTTGAAGTACTTGAATACTGGGGTTGCGTAGACGGATACGAGCTTCAAGAGCATGGCGTAGATATGCCAAAAGGTGACGATCTATCAGCAGACTTCAATGCCTGCGTATGGATGTGTTCCGGCAAAGTCATAAAAGTCATGCTAAACCCGATTGCTGGGTATGATATTCCATACCATATTTTCCCATACGAGCGCAGCCCGCACCAGTTCTGGGGTACAGGCGTACCACGAATGATGCGAGACTCTCAGGGAACCATGAACGCAGCAACCAGAATTTGGCTAGACAACCTAGCCATGTCTTCAGCGCCGATGGTCGAGATTAATACTGACCTTCTAGCGGCTGGAGAAGATCCGACTGACATCCATCCGTGGCGCGTATTTTTGCGAGAGGGCGGTGATGGCTCAATGCCGATGGTTAGATGGTATCAGCCAGTTGCAAATTCGAACGGCCTAAACCAGATCGTTGAGATCTTTAGACGTTTTGCAGACGAAACAACCAGCTTGCCGAGCTATACCCACGGTGAGCAAACAGGTGGAATCAACAAGACCGCTACAGGCATGTCGATGTTAATGGGGGCAGCTAATGTTGCACTCAAGTCCACCATTAAGAATATCGATGACTACCTTATTGAGCCAATGGTAAAGAGTATCTTTCACTGGAACATGGAGTTTGGTGTCAACGAGAAATCTAAAGGCGATCTCCGCATTGTGGCTCGCGGAAGTACGGCACTTGTTCAGAAAGAAGTACAAAGCCAACGCCTATTGCAGTTCTTGTCACTGGTTTCAAATCCGATGGATGCGGAACTAGTAGATCGTAACCAGTTGCTCCGCGATATAGCGACAAGCATGGATATGGATCCTGACGAATTAGTTAAATCTGACGAGCAATTAGCCCTTGAGCAACAACAATTACAGCAACAGCAGCAACAGCAACTCGCTCTCGAAGCTCAAATGCAGCAAGGAGCAGTCGCAGGCGGTTCTCCGGCTCAAGGTGGGAACGGAATGGCCCCTCCTCAAAGAGCTTTTTAAGAACCGTTTAGCTGATGCCCAGCTCAGATTGGAGCAGGCAGATGAGAAGAATTTTAAGTTTGAGCAGGGTCGTATCCTAGAGTTACGGTTTTTGCTTGACCTTGAATCCAGCGCGAAAGCGCATTTAGACAACATGCGGAACCCGAAACGGACAACCGCCATAGAGTGACGGACATCGAGCAATCGACCCGAAGGAACAAATAATGTCAAGAAATGACCCAGATCGCCTAGAAGCAGAAGCTAAAGAGTTGTACGAGCAAATGACTAAAGGTAAAGAAGGAACCCCGCAGCCAGATATGGTGGCAGAGGATACTCCTGAAGTACAAGAAGCTTTGCCAGTAGAAGCCCCCGATCCAACGGACACGGCTGAGACGATAGCAGAAGAGGACGATAATCAGGAAGGTGTCAGCGGTGAACCTGAAGATATGTCGTTAGCCTTGCAAAAGGCTGAGAAAGCAATGAAAGGCGCACAGTCAAGAATGACGAAAGCTACGCAAGAAGCGGCTGACTTGAAGCGGCAAAATGCCGACCTGCTCAAAGGCCTTGCGGAGTTAAAAGCCCAGATTGGTGAGCAACAGAAAGATGACAGCAAGTTGGAAAAGTTGAGAGAGGATTATCCCGATCTCGCCAGCCCACTGCTCGATGAACTGAAGCGCACACAAGATGAGGTTAAGGCCCAGCGAGATGCTTTAGCTGCACAAGAACAACGCAAAGAAGATGAGATAACTGATAAAGCTGCCGAGGCGCATTTTGATCGGATTAAAGAAGAGCATTCTGACGTAGAGACTATTATAGATTCTGCTGATTGGCTCAACTGGTTAGAGGATCAAGATTACCAAACAAAGCAGTGGATTCAGGCAGGATCATCTAACGATGTGAATAATGTTCTAAACAAGTTTAAAGCTGACATGGGTGTTAGCCAGAGTACACCGCAAGAGCGGGCGCTTGAGAAAGCAAAAGCGGTTGCAGAACCGAAGATGCCTAAATCTCAAAAACCTAAATTAAAGGGTGGAACTAAAAGCTGGTCTGTTGACGAGATTATGCGGATGCCAAACGAAGTATTTGAACAGCATCAAGCAGAAATCATGCAGTCGATGGCAGGTGGAAAGATTCGCCGCTAAAATTTTCTCAAACACGGACTTGCTGGAGAGACTTATATGAGAATATATTATGTCTTTTTCACAGTTTTCAACTGGTACTACCTCTGAAGTAAACTTTATACCTGAGGTATTTAGTAAGCTTTTACAAGCTAAGTTTTACAAGAAGTCTATCTTGCCTGCTATCTCTAACACTGATTATGAGGGTGAAATCTCCGGTCAGGGCGAGAAGGTAACAATCCGTACAGTTCCTGCTGTCACCATCAATAACTATGCAGGAACCATTACGACTCAAGAACTGACTACTGCAAAAGTAGAAATGTTAATCGATAAAGCAAAGTACTACTCTTTTAAAATTGACGATGTACTTGCTGCTCAGGCCGACATTAACATGCTCGAAGGCGCGTCTAGTGATGCTTCTGAGGGTATGCGTATTGCAGTCGAGACAGACGTTCTTGCCGCTTCGGTAACTGGCGCTACTACTATTGGCTCACAGACTACTATTACTGCTGCCAATATACTTGCCAATATCCTAGCTATTGCTACTTCTTTGGATACGCTAAACATTCCAGAAGAAGGGCGCTTTATTGTCCTTAACCCCGCGCAAATTAGTTTGCTCAAGCAATCTGAGCTTCGTCAAGCCTACTTGACAGGTGATAGCACTTCACCGCTACGTAACGGCAAAGTTGGCATGGTAGACCGCTTTAATGTCTATCAGTCAAACATGCTTTACAAGCCCGCTTCTGGTTCTGATGCAGGTTATACCCACGTTCTCGCAGGCCACCCAAAAGGAATGTCCTTCGCGTCACAGTTCACTAACACTGAAACTGTCCGCATGGAAAGCACCTTTGGTGATCAAGTGCGCGGTCTGAAAGTATTCGGCTCTAAGGTCGTAACTCCAGATGCACTAGTAGTTGGTAAGTGGAACTAAGTTAGCAAACCATTTGGGGGAGGCAACTCCCCCTTTTTTTTAATAGAGACAACTTGATGACGGAAACTAAAACCAAAAAAGATGAGCTGTTTGACGATGCTCAATCTCGGTTCGGTAAAAAGCTAGATCGTAGACTGACATTAGCGCAGCTAAAAGATCAGGTAGAGCGGCTTGAGCATGAGGATGAAAATCCTACGCCAGAAGTAAAAGCTCCCGTCCCCCTAAAGGTGAAGAACGTCATCACTGGTAATATTTTTGACTACAACGAATTATTCGCTGGCAACAGCGATCTTATCGTAATTGAGTGGGAGAGCTAGGGTGGCAACTACGAAGGTAATAGAAATTTTAGATCGGGCAGGCATTATCCTTCAAGATAATACCAATGTTCGATTTCCGAGCGCAGAGCTTCTTAAATTCTTTAATGACGCTCAGAAAGAAGTCGTACTGCACCGTCCTGACGCAAGCATGGTAAACACCACCTTTGCCTGCGCTACTGGTAGCAAGCAGACGTTGCCAGCCGCTGCACTACGTCTCACTGAGATAGTGCGGAATGTTGGTGGCCGCTCAATTACTCAGCTCCAGCGCAGAATACTTGATGAGACCCTGCCGAACTGGCATGAAACAGTTGCAGGCACAAATAAGATAGAGCATTTTATCTATGACCCAGTAGACCCAAAGACCTTTTATGTATATCCAAAAGCTGTCAGCGGTACGCACTCTATTGAGATTGTATATAGTTCGCCTCCGACTGATATTGCTATCTCAGACTTTAGCTCAGACACAACTGTGATCGGGCTAGATGATGTCTACTCTAACTGCTTGCTAGACTATATTCTTTATCGCTCATATCAGAAAGACTCTGAGTTTGCAGGTAATGCACAAAGAGCCATGATGCACTACCAAAGCTTTGCCACTGCGCTTGGAATTAAAACTCAGGCTGATGGTGCGGCTACCCCATTCCCAGCGAATAATGGGGCCAGCTAATGAAGTACGCAGACTTTTCGCAATTTATTCGCCCAGAGGTACAGGGCTGTCCCGACTATATGATTGAACGGGCTGTCCGAGATTCGGCTGTCGATTTTTGTACACGAACTGATGTGTATGTTGCGGAGCCTGAGTTTGTAACCATTGTACAAAATGTAAATGAGTATGACCTGTCTATTGATGCCGGATCAGAGTTAAATCATATCTTAGATGTATTTAATAACACGACGAAGCTAAAGCCTGTGTCATACAGTGTATTACTTGGGGCTTTAGGTAATGAATCTACAACAGGCACACCACAATATTACGCCCAGCGAGACAATACCCAATTTTATCTAGCTCCGATTCCAGCTACAACAGCATCCTATCGGGTTCTCTATTCTCTCAAGCCATCGTCTACGAGTACCAGTATTCCAGACACTATCGGTAAAGAGTATAGAGAGGCGATTTCTCATGGTGCTTTGTTTAGGTTGCAAATGATGGCTGGACAATCATTCGGGAACCTTAGCCTTGCTGGGACTAATAGAGACCTTTTTGAAAAGTCTATAGGTAGAACTATTCGGCAGGTGAAGTACGGGTTTTCTGGTGGCTCCCTAACCGCAAAATCGAGGGAATTTATTTAATGGCATACTCTAAAACACTGAACTTGGTGTCAGGCGATACGCTTCCTGAGTTAACTTTTTCGCTAAAGGATAGCAACGCAGCCGCATCGGGTAAAATCCTAGATGCCGACGATAGCGAAACATGGCAACCCATAAACATTGCGGGTGCGACTGTTAAGCTTCGTCTTCGAATATTAGGCGGGACTACTGTCTCATCAACCTTAACCTGCGCCGTTACGGACGCTACGAACGGGAAATGTACAACTAATTTTCCTTCGGGAACCTTAACGACAGCAGGCACATTCGAAGGCGAGATTGAAATTACATTTGCCTCAGGTGGCATCCAAACTGTTTATGACCTAATCAAGATTAAGGTCAGAAGTGATTTTGACTGATGGCAGCTAAGACCAACGTCACCTACATACGTCTGTCGGCAGAGACTGCCTGTAGGATACTGGCGAGCGAGATTAACTGCCAGTCTGTCGCGGCTACCGATATATTGCTCGACGCATACTCTTTAAACCAATTCCCGCAAGACACGTTAGCTTTTTCTGATATCAGCTCGATGTCGTTTACGAAAGTGTCGCTAGACAGTATTGGATTTACAGACGCGCAGTCTTTTGACTTGCAGAAGCAATTAGTTGATGCCGTAGCAGTAAGTGATTCAGCCGAGCTAATTGTACAATTTGTCCGAGACTTTACTGACTCTACCATTATTACAGATGTAGCCGTACTGACAGTCAGTAAAGAATTATCTGAAACACTATCTTTCGCTGAAGCCGCTTTGATCGAGTATCAAGCCAACAAGAGTGATTCTATATCTTTCGCTGACACGCAAGTTTTGGCTGTCAATTTAAGTAAGGTAGACCCAGTTTCAGTGACCGATTTGTTTAGTCACCCTACGACTTACAACCGCAGTTTTACTGATGCTTTCGCGCTCGATGACTCTCTCAGCACTGGGCTAAGTTATCTCGAAACTAAAGCCAACGTATTAAGTTTTTCGGACAATTTTACTTTTACGATGATTTTAGGCAATAACTCTGTTCTAAACGCATCAACCTTAAATACATTCACATTAAACAGATAGGAACACCGAGATGATTAATTCAGAACTCAAGCTCACGGGTCATGTCAAAGTTTTATTAAATAATGAAGTAGTACGTGACATTCCAAACCTCGTCGTTACAGCCGGTAAAGGTTATGTAGCTAGCAGGATGAAAGACACCACGGCTGGCGCTATGAGCCATATGGCAGTCGGCACCGATGCCACCGCCGCTGCGGCTGGCAATACAGCGCTTGGCGCGGAGTCTGCGCGTGTAGCACTCACTTCTACCGCTGTATCTGGGGCTGTGATTACTTATAGCGCCACTTTCCCAGCAGGCACTGGCACCGCAGCATTAACCGAGGCAGGAACCCTCAACGCCTCATCAGGCGGGACGATGTTATGCCGAACGGTTTTCAGCGTAGTCAACAAGGGTTCCTCAGACAGCATGAGTATTGTCTGGCAGATTACAGCATCGTAAATAACTTTTTACTGGGGAATTAAATGCCAGTTTTATTTAGTAATAATGCCGCCACGACTCTTTCGGCTGGCATAAACAGCTCCGCTACGTCAATAGTAGTAGCGGATGGTTCTTTGTTCCCAGCCTTGTCGGGCAGTAACTATTTTTACATCACCCTAGAAGACGCAGCGAACAGCAAGCGAGAGATCGTTAAGGTTACGGCACGAAGCGGGAATACGTTAACCGTGACACGCGGCCAAGACGGTACATCTGGTACTGCGTTCTCATCGGCTGATAGAGCCGAGCTTCGGCTTAATGCTGCGGCTCTTAACGATGCTACGTCGAGCAATGATTTCACTACTTCTGATCACGATAAACTGGATGGCATTGAAGCATCAGCGACCGGCGATCAGAGTAGTGCAGAGATCCGTGCGCTGGTTGAATCGGCTTCAGATAGCAATGTATTTACGGATTCGGATCACTCCAAGCTGAATGCCATTGAAGCGTCAGCTAATGTCACAGATACCGCGAATGTTGTAGGGGCTTTGACCGCTGGCTCGAACATTGCTATCGCAGCAGACGGAACAATTTCTAGCTCGACAGCGGAGCTAAAATTGAATTCCTTCACTGGAGACGGATCTACTACAGCATTTACATTATCGAGTGCGCCCTCTGAAAACAGTACGGTGGCCTTCATCGATGGCGTGTACCAGAACAAGACCTCGTATTCGATTACAAATAATGTCTTAACTCTGAGTGAGGCCCCCGATTCGGGAGCAGCCATAGAAATATCGGCAGTCAACATTGCGCCAGTTCAAGAATCGACCGAGTTTTTAATTAATAATTTTACGGGGAACGGTTCTACCACAGCGTTCACGTTATCGAATGCCCCAGTTGAGAATCAGACAGCTGTGTTTATCTCAGGGGTGTATCAAAGCAAAGCTACATATGCCGTAAGTGGAACGACCTTGACCTTCTCGACCGCCCCGCCGGTGGCAGGGATCGAGGTCATGGTAGCCAAAACCATCGTTTACTCGATTGGCCAGCCAGACGATAACACCGTATCGACTGTAAAGATTCAGGATGACGCTGTAACAACAGACAAGCTTGCGAATAACGTAGTGATAAACACCAGTGGGGCTATTAGCGGAGCAGCTATTACGGGTACATCTATTACAGCTACAGTTGCCAATGCAAATCCTAAATTAAAAGCCGCATACAACGCTTCAAACTACATCGGAATCAGCCACGAGAAAATAAATGTTCAGGGTGGCGGTGTTGGTTTAATAATCCAAGGCAATGGTACGGATAGAGCAACATTTGCATCTGGTGGCGGCCTCACCTTGACTGGAGGAGTGCTTAAAACAGAGCGAGGAACACCCTCCGCCCCTGCTTACACTTTCTCAGATGACGCTGACACTGGAATGTTTAACATCAGCAATGCTGACTTAGGTTTTTCGGTTGGTGGAACAGAGCGCATGAGAATAAATTCCGCAGGCAACGTGGGTATTGGCACCGCTTCGCCTAGTTATGCGCTTGATGTAGTGTCTTCTGCAACTAACAACGAAACTTTAGCACGGTTTAGTAGTGCAGGTGGTGTTCGTGCGGTATTTAATACTGATAGTGACGATGATGGTTCGCTTTCTTTGTATGACAAAAGTGATGCCGCAAAAGTCCTTATTAGAA